GGCAAGAATAATCACCGGTGCCAGCAGGTACAGCCAGCCGATAGCGTAAGCGCCGAACTCACTTTTCTTCTTTTTCATCACTATCTTCCCTTCCTTCCCACACAGGGCAGCTATCTTCCGGGTCTGTGAAATCCGCCCGATGCTCAGAATTTCCATTGAAGCACACCCATGAAAAGTTATCATGCCATGCGCAGGTGAAACACTCTTTTTCCATCACTCACGTTCCTCCCAGTTCCAGCAGGAAGCTTCCCGGCCTGTCAC